CAAGCCTAGAACTGTGCCTGCGTCACTTGATGTCAATTTGTTTTCTCTTTGTTTGAACCACGCATCAGAACGCTGTTCATGCATGGGAATTGATTTCAATTCATTGATTTTGTCCATAAAACTAGTATTTAAATGTGTATGTATTTAATTTTTAAATCATTTAAGAAAATAATATATACACTTTTAAATGGAGAATGTTATACATTGCGAAGATTGTATATCTGGTATGAAAAAAATAAATAACGATGGTGTTGATATTATAAACACAGAAATACCAACTATGACAACAAAACAAAATTTAGGGCAATATTTTACAACCCATAATGAACTCAAAGAAAAAGTATTTGAGTTTATATTAAATACTCCATCTAATATTTTAGAACCATCTATAGGACAAGGTGATTTAATTACATTTATTACAGATAGAATACCAAGTATAACATTTGATATGTATGAAATTGATACAAAAATTAAATTATTGGATAAAATACAAAAAGATAAGGTTATTTATGGAGATTTTATGACACAAACAATTACAAAAACATATAAAACAATAGTAGGAAATCCGCCTTATGTTAGAACTAAAAAAAGAAACTTATATATTGATTTTACAGAAAAATGTTATAATTTACTTGACGATAATGGCGAGTTGATATTTATTGTTCCGTCTGATTTTCTTAAATTAACAAGTGCATCAAAATTATTGAATGTTATGATGACAAATGGAACATTTACTCACATATTCCATAATCATAATGAAAAAATGTTTGAGAACGCAACTATTGATGTTATTGTTTTTAGATATTGTAAAAATAGTTTAATTGATAAAAAAGTATTATATAACGACAAATTACTCTATATTACAAACAGCAACGGATTAATTATTTTTAGTGAAGAAGAAAATAATAATAGTGTCTTGTTTCAAGACTATTTTGACATTTATGTTGGTCTTGTTAGTGGAAAAGAAGAAGTTTATAAAAATGAGGAACTTGGTAATATAGAAGTATTAAATGGCGAAGATAAAATTGATAAATATATTTACATTGAAAACTACCCTTGCGATAATGAGAAAATTAATAAACATTTATCACATCACAAAAAAAAACTTATTGAAAGAGGAATGCGAAAGTTTAATGAAAATAATTGGTTTGAATGGGGGGCACCAAGAAATATTACTACCATAAATACTAATCTCGGTAAAGATTGTATTTACATTTATAATTTAACGAGGAAACAAAATGTATCATTTTTAGGTAAAGTTAAATATTTTGGTGGTGGTTTAATAATGCTTAAACCAAAAAAAAATTGTAATTTAGATAATATAGTATCATACATAAATAGTAATACATTCAAGGATAATTTTATGTTTTCTGGAAGGTTTAAAATAGGACATAGACAAATATGTAATTCTTATATTCCAAGTGAATATCTATAAATCTAATGTCCGTATATTTGACATAAATGTTTCTTTCCAACTTGGGTTTGGTTTTTGTAAGCAATCAACAAATTGTTTTATTTTTTTGTTTATGTTTTCATATTTAAATGTTTTATTTTTATCCCAGCGAACTTGAAATGGCAAATTATTTATATTTGGGTGTAATATTGTCAATCCTTTTACACTATTAACAATTATATCACTCGCATCTGTTTTATTTAATACTAAGAAATAGTAATCCTTTTTGTTATTAGTGTTATATTTTTTATTTTCTAATTTATTAAAAAGTATATCACTCATCTTACCATTTTGATATGATTTGTCAATATCAATATCTAATTTTTCATCTGTGTAAGAATATACACACATTGTCAGATTACCAACATTATCGGGTGTTTTTGTAGTAGTTGTTTTTACATTGACTGGAAGCCATCCATATATATAATCAAATACTAAAATATCATACCACTTTCTAATACATATTGGTTTTTTTATTTTTTCACCAAACCTTTTAATAAGCATATCAATTACGTTGGTTTCATCAAGACAACTATTTATTCTACCATCTTCATGTTGAGTTGAAAACCTAAATGCTTGTGATTCTAAATATTTTTTTATTATATACATAATTAAAGGTAATTGTTTTAATCTCAAAACATAGCCCCTAAACCATTTTTGTATTTTAATTATTTCATCAGTATTTTCGGCAGATGTCATGGGTTGGTTTCTTTAAGTTATCTGATTATAAATTGTATTTTATTTTTAAACCAGTTATTTTTCTGTAATATTTTACCTTCGGTCATCGAATTTTCCCTCTTCAAGGTATTCATCACCCTTTTCATTTTTATTCGGGAATGCACCATCATCTTCTAATAAGTTTTCTAGTAGCGTATACTTTTGTTTTACGGAACATGTTTTGAATGACAGCTGACCGTAAGAATGTCGCAAAACTTTACCTTGGGGTGTATTCATTACATCTGGAACATATACAAGGAATTTGTCACGATTTTTAAATACAAAGTCGCTTATCGGTTTTTGGTCCCACGGCCAAGAATTGCAATCATTTTTTTTGACATACTCGTAAATTTGATCATACATTTGACATGTAAAGTCGTTAATACGAATGACAAAACTACCACTGTTGATGAAAGTATTCTTGCGTAAGTAAGGATCACGTGAAAATATACCATGCTTATTGTCAGGCAGAGTTTTTATCATCTTGTCAAGTGTTACCGGATTGAAAATCCAAGCATCACTATCGAGAAAAACAATGAAATCATACTGAAACTTGTATGTATCTAAAAGTGTCTTGGTCTCAAATATTTTACAAACTGCGGGTTTATAGCCTTCAATTACATTCATATTGTTGAATTGATAATCCCATCCGAATCTTTTTGCAAGAGTTTCATTTACACTACGAGTTTTTTTCACATAATCAAGATGCGGACGGTTGTCACATTGAAATATCAACACGCGTGGTCCCGGGTTTTTTTTGTACAGGGATATCCAGAAGAGTATAACGCCTATTATTAAAAAAGTAATGATTATTGCACTTTGCATATATTTTGTAATCAATATTTTTTTAGTAATAATTTACCAAATTTTGAACTTGTTCTAGACTAAGTAAAATGAACATTATCTAAGTCTTCTATGTCTATAGAAAAGTCTGAAAAATTAATACTAGTTATAGTTTTTCTAATAATATTTTCAATAGGTCTTAGTATTATATACATTAACAAATTTTCCATCTTGAATACATTTGCATTTAAATTTAAATTTACACTGTACATATCATTTAAAAAACAAGTTCTTCCGTATTGACTTACTATACATTCGGTTAACAACATTACAATACCGTAATTTAATAAATTTACTTTAATTTCTTAACAGCTACACTAGGAGCGCTTTTCTTTTTCAACTTTTTAGCATCAAATTCTGGTACTTCTTTTGCTTTTTTAGCGTCATAATTCTTTTTACAGTAGCTCCAGAGATCTTTAGATCCTATTTTAAATTTACGATTGGGAGTAGCTCTATACCAAAAAACGCAATCTGTTATACTATTGCTTCTAGATGTATTATCTAAAACTAAACAGTCATAACCTTCTGTGCAACTATTAAGAACATCCTGAAATACAGAAAAGTGTGGAAATATCCCGAAGAAATTATTATACAATTTTTGTTGATTTTGTATAATATTTTCACGAAGGATGAAAATGTAATCGATGTTAGCTCTAAGGTCTGGAGGCAAATCCATACAATATTGCATTGTCAGTAAAAATGTAATTCTCCAATGACGACCGTTCATAAATATACCTCGTATATTTGGATCTCTTATCATACGTTTATCATACATACAATCATCTAATAGAACAAATACGTCTTTATCGGAATCTTTCTTTTTACCGTCAATTACTTTTTTTTGACGAGTTACGATTTGTTGTACAATCTCTGGTTTGTATTCAGAATGTATAAGTATTTCAGGTATAAAATTAGAATAAAAGGCATTTCCATCTTCGGTTGCAGATATTGCAACACCTGCATTAATTTTTCTTAGACGATATAATATATCAGCAACTAATGTGCTTTTACCAGTTCCTCTTTTCCCTATAAAAACGCACGTCGCCGGACCTGAACCTGTAAGTCTCTTTTCTTCTATTTTACGTGGATTAAATTTTGATAGACTTATCGACATAATAATTTAACTAAATATTATTAATTGTAATAATCAGACGTATCTAAATTATCAGGTTCTATAGTTGCATATGAAACAATTAAACTAATTAAAAATCCTAAAATTATACTTCCTAAGAAAATTAAAGTCTCGTTATTTTTCTTTTCATTGGGGGTATCCTTTTCCATGTATTTATTTACACCTAAACATATGCAGATGGTTATTATAATTATAACAACGGCTTGCATATCAAATTTATAAAAGTCAAATTTGGAAAGAAACATTCTGTAATATGTATTACAAATTATGTATATTTTTTAAATTTAAATATAACTTAAAAATAAATAATATAATATGTCATTGGAGATGGCTCAATCAATTCAAAGCATTGATTCTTATAATAGTATAAATGAGATTGATTTTGGAGAAACTATTGTGTTTATTAAATTTGGTACAGATTGGTGTCTGCCTTGTAAAAAAATAGAACAGATACTTGTAGATATAGAAAATTCTATAACATACACTATAGACGTAGAAATTGATGAATTTGAAGAATTTCTAGCTAAAAACAGGATTTATAATATACCTACAACTATCATAAAGTATAAACAAGAAAAATCTCAGTTTGTAGGACTTAGAACATGTGAAGAGATTAATAATATGATAAACAATCTAAAAACTAGGTACACTTCACCTCCTAATATTATTTGAAAAAATTTACAAAAAAATAACTGGTTTAAAAATAAAATACAATTTATAATCAGTTACTTTACATATAAGCAAGATATGGCTGAAAATTATAAAAAATATACTCAAATAGAGCATGTTTTAGAAAGACCTGGAATGTACGTAGGAGACATTTCAGATGTATCATCTGAATGCTGGATTATAAATCAGGAAACTAACACTGCATGCATTAAGACATGCCGATGGAATCCGGGTATTTTCAAGATTTTTGATGAGATCTTGACAAATGCTTCGGATGAACGTCAAAGAAATATCAACATGACGTGTATAAAGATTTGGATTTCAGATGATAATACAATTTCAATCTATAACGACTCTGGAATACCTATAGAGATTCATCCAGAATATAACATTTACATACCCGAGCTTATTTTTGCAAATCTTCTAACCACTAGTAATCACGACGACTCTAAGAAAAGAACAACAGGGGGTCTTAACGGGCTGGGTGCTAAACTTGCAGCTATCTTTTCTGATACATTTACAGTTGAGACAGCATCTGGAGGTAAAAAATACACACAGACCTTTGAAAAAAATCTAAGCAAAATCTGTAAGCCAAAACTGGGAAAATCAGTAAAAGAATACACAAAAATCACATTCAAGCCAGATTTTAAAAGGTTTGGCGTTGACACTCTAAATGAAGACACTAAAAATATTCTAATTAGGCGCGCATTTGATATGTGCGCTATCACACCGAAGGGGGTGGATGTATATTACAACGATAAAAAACTAAATGTAAAAGATTTTTCCGAATACATTTCTGTGTATATCGGTCCTAAAAAGAACTGTCCGAGAGTTATTCAAGAAAATCCTAGATGGCAAGTGGCGATTGCCCCATCTGAAAACGGATTTCAGTGTATCTCATTCGTAAACGGAGTGAATACATCAGATGGAGGTAGTCATGTGGAGCATGTCATCGGACCCATTGTAAAAAAAATTACAGAGATCATCCAAGAAAAACACAAAAGCCTTACTATTAAACCTAATTACATAAAAGACAACATCTTCGTTTTCATAAATTGTATCATTGAGAATCCTTCTTTTTCCTCTCAGACTAAAGAAAAGCACATCACAAAGGTATCAGGGTTCGGGAGTAAATTCTCAGCCTCTGATGAATTTGTCAAGAGTGTGTCAAAGCTTGGCATCATAGAAAACGTACTTGCTTTGGCTGATGCAAAGGAAAAGAAATCTCTACAAAAAACAGACGGTAAGAAAACATCGAGAGTTATTATCCCTAAGCTTGATGATGCAAACAGGGCGGGTACAAAAGATTCATCTAAGTGTACTATCATATTTACAGAGGGTGATTCAGCAAAAGCTACGGCTATCTCAGGTCTTTCTATAGTTGGAAGAGACACATTTGGTGTTTTTCCTCTACGAGGAAAGCTACTAAATACAAGAACTGCAACTTATACACAATTGTCTAAAAACGAAGAAATCAATAACATCAAACAGATACTTGGACTTCAAAATGGTAAAAAATACAAAAATGTATCTGAGCTCAGATATGGAAAAATACTTATAATGACAGATGCTGATACAGATGGGTTTCATATTAAAAGCCTTCTTGTGAATTTCATTGGTAATTCCTGGCCGGAACTTTTGAAGATAGATTTCATTTCTTCACTTGTTACGCCTGTTATCAAAGTATCAAAAAAAGACATGGTAATGCCTTTCTACAACCTAAGCGATTACAATAAATGGAAAGAACATAACAACATCAGTGGATACAAGATAAAATACTATAAGGGACTTGGTACGAGCACTTCAACCGAAGCTAAGGAATATTTTAAAAATATGATGACTCTAGATTACAAAGTAGAAACTAATACAGATGAAAAATACTTACATATGGCTTTTACAAAAACAGAGGCAGATGCAAGAAAAAAATGGATCCTAGACAATATTACATCACCTAAAACTCTAGACTACACAAAAAGTAATGTAAGAGTAAAAGATCTGATAAATAAAGAACTTGTACTTTTTTCAATAGCTGATAATGTAAGATCTATCCCAAGTCTTGTAGATGGATTGAAACCATCACAGAGAAAGATAATCTACGCATGCATTAAAAGAAATTTGTATTCTGAAATTAAAGTATCACAGCTCGCCGGCTACGTTTCAGAGGTATCAAGTTATCATCATGGTGAAGCAAGTCTTCAAGATACTATCATCGGTCTTTCACAAACATTTGTAGGTTCTAACAACATGAATCTTCTAGAACCGGTTGGACAGTTTGGTACTAGACTTCTGGGTGGAAAAGATTCATCGAGCCCCAGGTACATCTTTACGCACCTTTCGAAGAATTTTAAGAATCTTTTCAATTCTAACGATTTTAGTACTCTAAATTATCTAGATGACGACGGGTTTTCAATTGAACCATCCTTTTATGTTCCCGTGCTTCCGCTCATTCTTATCAATGGAGCATGTGGAATTGGAACAGGGTTTTCAACTGATATACCGTGTTTTAATCCAGATGACCTAAAAGATAGACTTCTTAAGCTAGTAGAAGATCCTGATGCAGACATTCAAGAACTCATGCCATGGTATAAAGGATTTACTGGTAAAATTACTAAGATAGAAGAAAACCGTTGGACAACACAGGGTGTATACAAAATCGAATCAAATACTGTAACTATCACAGAACTTCCCATAGGAACCTGGACAGAAGATTACAAATCACATTTGGATAAACTAGAAACAGAAAATGAAATCTACAGCTACACTAATAAGTCAACTGAAACTGATGTACATTTTGAAATCAAGATTCCTCTGGAAAATATAGTAAACTGGAGAGACAATAGAGAATTTGAGAAGAAACTAAAATTGACATCAAATTTGTCTGCTAAAAATATCCACGTTTTTAATGAAAAAAATGAAATAATTAAAATAGAGTCCGCCGAAGAAATTGTCTATCGATTCTGGACAATCAGGTGCGAATATTACATCAAAAGACAGAAAGACATTTCAGATAAGTTGTCCAAAGACCTCAATTTGATAAATGCGAAGATAAATTTTGTGAATGACGTGATAGACGAAAAGGTAAAAGTATTTCGACAGAAGATTAGTTTTATAAATGAACAGCTTGAAAAACGTTCTTATATGAAAGTAAATAATTCATATACATACCTAACTGACATGAAGATACACTCTTTTAGTGAAGACACTATTGATTCTCTGAGATGTGCTCAAAGTAAAATACAAACAGAATACAATCTTAACAAAAATTATAAAATGTCGGATTTTTGGAAAAATGATCTGGATAAAATTTAAATAATTAATTATTTTAAAATAAAAATATATCGCTAATAATAAAAATAATGTCCGGTGTTAGCCCAAACTCGATTTTTGGTATGTTGAAATCAAATCTATACACTATCGTAGTTCCCCTTATTATTGCTGCCTTTGTATGGATGTCCGTAGGTGTATTAGACAATGAGTGTAAAAAGAGCAGTAAGTCCGAAACTGTTAAATATACAAAGAGAGCGCATATTCTATTAGGTATTGTCGCTACCGTATACGCAGGTCTTAATGTTCTAAAGTTGCACCCAGCTGGTAGAAAACTAGTTGGTAAAATTTTGTAAATGTAAATGTAAATGAAAATAAAAATTAATTAACTTAGGTTATAATTAAATTAAATACGTTACAATTCATTATGTAAAGTATTTAATTTAATTTAATTCATGTAATGAATTTACATTGTTTTTCTTACATATCCACCGTCTTCACATTCTACCCATTCACTTAAGGTATCTAACTGTGGCATTAATTTATGAGTAAGAAAAAATGCTTCCATATGTTTAGAATCTTCTGTAAATAATAAAGGTCTTTGTTTAACGGGTTTCCATAATTTAGTAGCTAATTCATAAGCCGTCTTCCATTTTGTAGACCCGTTTGTTAATATACATATAGAATGACAATAACTGTTTAAAATACCATTAACTTCGGTTATAATTTTAATTAATTTAATATATGCATCAAGTGGTAATTCATTATTTTTATTTCCGTTTACACCCAGATTAATTAACTGATGATATTTTAATTTATTTTCCTTGATGTATTCCCATGTATTTTTAAAATATAATAAGAACTCTTCAAATTTTTCTTCATTGTATGGTTTATCTTCTTTTAAATTGACTGAATATATACATTTAGATTTATCTAGAATTATAGCATAAGCATCATTGTCTTTTATAATAGTTTCACCTTCCATTTTTATTTAGAATCTAAATATAATTAAAATTAATTATTTTGCCGCAAAATATTACGTTTTTATAGCTATATTAAAGATATTGTGTATAATTTGTATTATAATCGTCTAAATGAACGAAGAGTTGTTATTAGCCTGGGGAGATTTAGATAAAATCATCAATGAACGAGAAGAAACTGTAAAAATTAATTACGGCATGTGTTGCCTTCATGCAAAAATAATATATAATCCATCTGACCAGGCTATGGTATGTTTAGAGTGTGCTGCAGTTTTAGAATCGGAAAAAGAATCATGCGAATGGAACAGTTATAAAAAGGATGATGGCTCTTTTCAAAGTTCAAATCAGCGAGGGGATGCTAACATTTCTGATAATCCATATGATAAAACGGGAAGCATACCGTCGTTTAATAAAAAATCATTGGCCATGACTTTGCATTATCAACAAACATTCTCACATAAACAAAAAACATTTTGGAAGGTATCTGAACAGTTTGAAAATTATAGGACTTTACTTTCATTACCCCATTCTATTTTACCTACCGCAAAAAATATGTGGCATGTATGCATGGAATCTGGAAAATTGACTAGGGCTTCAGTCAGGGTTGGGCTTATATCTGCATGTTTGTATTTTTCAGCTATGCAAAATAACGTATCAATTGACCGTTCTAAGTTGATTCAATTAACAGAGAACTCTGGTAATCAAAAAGGTTTTCTAAAGGGAGAAAAGGTATTCTTAGAGATAATGCAAGATGTTCCAGCCTATAAATACCTGGGTAGAAAGAAAGAAGATAATAAAGATACGGATGTTTTTGCAAAATTTTGTAACCAATTAGAACTACCGTTTAAAACAATATACAGTTGTAATGAAATATATACAAAAAACAAAGACCTATTAGATTCAGTTACTCCAAAATCTATTACAGCAGGAGTTCTGTTTTATGTTGTAAAAAATGAACTAAAACTTAAACAGCCATCTAAATCAAAAATATCACAAGTTGTAGACGTATGTATTCCAACAATCAATAAAGTTGTTAAAATATTGGAATCTACTTAAATAAAAAATACAATTATAATATAAGAATGTTTTCTTTATGTCTGTCACTATTGTCTTTTATTGCGAGTCCCTGTATTTATCCATTCTATAAA